TACGGTATGAGGATTTAGATTGAGTGACGCCCATATCGATTGTGTTTGGGCGTCATATGAAAACAGTTTGACTAAACACTTGACAACATCACTGAACCGCTGTATAATAACTATTATAGACACTGAGAAGAGAAAATCAATGTTCACAAACTATCAATTCGCAACACAGGTAGCAGCAACCCTGAAGGGGAGCGAAGATCGTTACGATCAAATCGCTGCTATCAAGAAAGTCATCAACGAATCTGAGCAAAAGCTCCTCGCAACAGACAGAGAAACGATTGATAGCATTTTGGACATTCTGTATTACGAGATGGGATACAAAGCGTAATAATGACTACCCGTCATATGAAAACAGTTTGACTAAACACTTGACAACATCACTGAACCGCTGTATAATAACTATTATAGACACTGAGAAGAGAAAGAGAAAATGGAAACACTTGAAGCAGCAACTGTAGAAACTATTGCAGTAATTCACTGTGTACATGAGAATTCTCCAAGAACGGTTGCATTGATTGAAGTTGACTCATTATTGACGGATAGAAAAAAGATAGAAATGGCGTATGAGCTTACTATCAGTCATGATACCGAATGGTGGAAAAATAAAAATGTTACAGCAATGTTTCCAAACAAAACTTGTCGCTCAAGTGATGTTGGGGATCGAGTATTGATTGAAGATAGAAAATACGCATTCAATGGTGAACGTGGCGCTACTATACATAGAGTGTACAAATAAAAGGCTATTGAGTGTGCTTAGACGGGCAGTGTGTATGGTGACAGGTGGCGACAATAAGTTATAATAGCTATTATACAGTGTTTGTGTGTCCACCTATTCCGGTAGCTCCGGATGATTCCATACAATTGTTACTGAGGTAGGTGGGTAGTGCCGCCGATACAGGTAACAATAAAGCGACATTCACTGGTCGTTTGCAGCGAAAACCTGCTTGCCCGTCTAATCACATTTATGCCAAAAGATCACTGAAGAGAAAAATCAATGACTATCAAAATTGGTGATATTGTAGAGTTAATGCCAGTCAGTACACGTAATAGACAATTACGCAAGCAAAATGGTATGATAGATTGGGAAGTGATGCAAATCAAAAACACTCAATGCTTTGATGGTGAAATTGGGTTTGATATAAAAGCGATGGGTTCTACGAAGTCTCGATGGGTGCAAAGACATGAAATTATAGTTCGAATCTGTCGTGAAAATAGATACTAACAAAGATGAGATGATAATGAGTGAAATAATTAACCGGCTTGACAACATTTCAACTAACATGTTTAACGAAAATCGAATATTCGAACTTGATACTGTAAAAGATGCTAAGGAGTATATTGAAAAATTAGAAAACATCTTTAATTTCTTTGATTTAACATCACCAGAATATTCTGGCCATTACTTTATCTCTGGTGAAATTGGAAACAAAGACAACAATGGACTGCCTGATAGAATTAAAATCTGTCCGTCGCAAGGATGCGACTTTTCTGTAATCTATGAAAAGACTGATACTACAATGGGAGGCATAGAACTATAATGGACCCACTTCCATCTAAACAAATGATAACTGTTGCAAAGGCAAAAGTCGCTGCCAAATCAGTTGCAGTCAACGCCATAGCCGAATATCAGAAGCGCATTCGCATTCGGCTATCCCTTGCTGCTTATGCATATGAGAAGAAAAACTATTCACTCATGAGCGATGGCCAGTTTGATGCTCTTGCAAAAAAAGTGAATACGAGCATTCTAACTGATGATTATGTAATGGATAAGTTCTTTAAAGAGCAGTTTTCGCCTGATACCGGTATGTGGGTCAACTCACATCCAGAACTGAAAAAGTTAGCTGCCCTTTATAATAGGGTATATTCTGAAAAAAGGAAAGGGCAAGATGAAAGTTAGCATTGAAGAGTATATTTATGATGCCCCAGAAGCCAATCAAGAAATTAGCGTGAAAATTGACACATGGGATACTTGGAGTATGGATCGCACCCTTGCTCATATTATTGTTCCTATGCTAAAGCAGTTGAAGTCTACTCAACTCGGTGGACCTGATGTGGATCTAGAAGATGTGCCTACAGGATTACATCCTACTGAAGAAGAATTATTATCATATACTACGAACAGCACCATTGATGAAAAGTTCTTTGCTCGTTGGCATTGGGTTCTAGACGAAATGATTTGGTCATTCGAACAAAAATGCCGTGATGATTGGGAAGAGGATTACTATGGTCATCATACGGTAAAAGACATGCTCGAAGACCAAGATGAAAAATTCGACTGGACCCTTGTCGTCGATGCCCCCATTTGGGTCGATACTGAAGGACGCAAAGCCCATCAAGAACGTATGGCTAAAGGGTTTAAACTGTTTGGTAAATATTATGAATCACTTTGGGATTGATTAATGTTATATAAAATATATAAAAACGTTGGAATCGATCCATTCAAAGCTGATAAGTTTGTCAAAATGATTGGCAGCGACAACTCATATGCAGCAACAGTACCACTTCCTGGTGGAGATACTGTTGCTCTTGCTACAGATGGTGTTGGTACTAAGCTACTTATAGCGAAACATTTTAAAAAGTATGATACGATTGGCATTGATTTGGTAGCCATGTGCGTAAATGATTTATTGTGTGTTGGTGCAAGACCAGTATCTTTTCTAGACTATTATGCGACTGGCAAGCTAGACTTAGGTGTGTCTATGGATATAATCAAAGGTATTAAAGATGGTTGCTCCCTAGCACGATGTGATTTAGTTGGTGGTGAAACAGCAGAGATGCCAGATTGTTATCACAATGGTGAGTTCGACCTTGCGGGATTTGCTATGGGCATCGTTGAGAAGAAACTATCAACGAATGTGCGCCCAGGTAATCTTATTATAGGCATTCCTAGCAGTGGCCCACACTCTAATGGGTATAGTTTGATACGTTCTCTATTTGCATATGATGAAATACCTTTAACACCAACACGAATCTACGTTAATGAAATTATGGACAATTTACAAAACATCAACGCTTGCGCTCATATCACGGGTGGGGGCATTCATGGTAATCTGACTAGAGTGTTGAATGGGTTATCATATAAATTCGATTATGGAGTGTTGGAGTCTTATTTAAATGACAATTGGTGGGGCGAACTTTTCGGTCGTTCTTATATGAGTCACGTTGAATTTCAATCTACCTTCAATTGTGGTTGGGGTATGTTAATAATCGCAGAAGAAGAACTGGATATTCCAGGCTCAGAAATACTAGGGAAGATTTTGTAATGCCAGAAGAGATTACGTTAAAGAAATATACAATGAGATATATCACACATTGTGAGAATAAAAATATTGACTTCAATGAGGCTATGTATTATAATCTAGTTAAACTGAAGTATGGTAACGAGGCAGTAATCTCTGCTAAAATGTTAGTTCAGAAATATTTCAACGAATGGCCATTCAGCGCTTGGTGACAAATTGCGTATACTTATAAACATGAGAGAGAGTTCTCTCTGACGTTTTAGTAAAAAAAGACCAAAGTGCGTCAATATGCGCATTGACAGTTGCCTCTAAACCGTTTATAATATGATTATGAAATAGAGAAATGCTTCTCTATAAATCGAAAGTGAGAAATACGATGGATATGATTGGTTTTGACACCTACTTCAACCACGATGCCTTCAAATCTGCTCAAGTGACGCCTCAAGCGATGCTGAACGATGCTGAGATTCCCTGCGACACTTGCGAGTTGGCTACTTCATGTGCAACCAACTTCACTGAATGCTCGGCATTTCGCACTTGGTCTAAGAACGGTCAATTCAAAGATAGCGATGTTGGCCGCTTCGTTCGTGCAATGAAATAAGAGATATATATGAACTTATTTAAAAACACATGCATGTGTGTTGTAATGCTCTTTGGTGCGCTGATGTTTGCATGTGCGATTGTGGGCGTAACGCCATGGGATTTTGTGTGGAGTCTATAAGCATATGAAGGATTTGTTGATTAATGTATGAACAGTAAGGAAAAGAGATAATGAGTGAATCGCACGATGTTTATATCGCTAGTTGGAATCTCTTCGAAGTCACTGAAGAGATTGTTCTAGAAGAAATGTGCAATCTCAATGAAGAAATGTTCGACGGTCTTCTCAATATCGATGCTATTGAGATTGATATCGACTTCCTTGATACAGAATGGGGCTCCTGTGTAGATGAGGAAGATGGTCGAGGCACCATTCTTAGTCTAAACGATACGTTTAATTCATATGAATCATTTCGTACTATTCTCGCTCATGAAATGATTCATGCTTATCAGATTCAGGAATCGATGAACGTTAACCACAAAACAGTGTTCAGACTGTTTGGCCAATATGCTAATCAAAAACTTGGTCTTGATATTCAAGCCATCCACTAAGAAGATATGTAATGACTAACCTATTACCAATAAATGACCGCAGGTGTTCTGAGCCAGGCTGTAATAAACTAGGACAGCACAAGGGTGCGTACCGCAAAGACGGATCACCTGGTCGTCGTGCCACGTGTGCCAAGCACCACTCAATCAACTACGGACTCAACGGTTGGGACTACAAGCAATACCGCAAAGACCACTGTGAGAATCAAGACGGTCGTTTGGGCTTTACATGCACAACAACTATTGTGGACGCTGAATGGCAACTGGACGCAGATCACATCAACGGCGTCCCTACAGACAATCGACCAGAGAACATCCAAACACTTTGCAAGTGCTGTCACGCAATCAAAACACGGGATGGGAAGGATTACCTAACAGCTGGCAGAAAAACTTTGAAAAGAGCCTAATAAACGTCAGAACCGGTTGACGATCTGCTAATCAAAAACTTGGTCTTGATATTCAAGCCATCCACTAAGGAGATATGTAATGACTAAAGTACTTGGCGACATTTTTGGCCAATCGTTGGTTGATGCTGAAACGATGAACGCCAAGTTGTCTCCTATGACAGACTTCGAGCGTTCTGTGATGGAAGATATCATCGACTTCGGCGAAGAGGCTTTCGGTCTCAATAAGAACGAACTTATTGTTGATGATGTGATTGACCCTATTACCCGTAGGTATTGGGCATCAAAGTTAGGCTAGCCACATGAATAGAGCAAATCATTAAGGTTATTGTTCTTATAGATAGAATAAAGCGTCTATGGTGAAACTGGAAATCACACTAGTCTTCTAAACTTGCATTCCAGGTTCGAGTCCTGGTAGGCGCACCAATTCTATTATATCGAAGGACTTCATAATTATGAAAAATTATGTCGATGCGTTCTTGATAGGAGCGCTTATTGGATTATTATTGGGTATCGGCGACTCGATTCTGTAAACATTGTGTAAGGAGAATATAATATAAATGCCTAGTCAAAATGCTAAACTTGAAGGATGGTCTCAGCGTATGGGCGCTGGTCCGGACGAAACTCTCATGGACCAAGTGGCGTATTACGCAAGGGTGTCCAATCCCACGAGCCAAATCTCAGCGTTGAAAAGTGCCGGACTTATTAAATACCTCATGCGCCACAGGCATTGGTCGCCTTTTGAGATGGTGAACGTCTGTATACAGGTAGATACCACTCGTGATATCGGACGCCAGTTGCTTCGACATCGTAGTTTTTCGTTCCAGGAATTCAGTCAGCGATATGCTGCTACGGAGACGATTGGAGATTTGCGTGAAACTCGTATGCAGGATTATCAGAATCGCCAGAACTCTCTAGAGAACGATGACCCAGAGGTAGATAAGTGGTGGAAAGATAAGCAAAACGAGATTATCAAATTGTCCTTCGATATCTATGATCAAGCCTTAAAGAAAAATATCGCTAAAGAACAGGTTCGAGCCATTCTACCCGAAGGCCTCACATGGTCACGGCTGTATGTTAATGGTACACTTCGTAGCTGGATTCACTACATCGAATTGAGGACCGATCCTTCAACTCAGAAGGAGCATCGTGATTTAGCAAAAATGTGTGCTGCTCAGATTGATAAAGTATTTCCAATACGTTTGGCAATTTCAAGAGATATGTTCCTTGACAAGGAATTGAAACATCCGAAGCGAGATTTCTTTCTGTAGAAGATGTACTTCAATAAGTCAATGTAATTATAGAAAAAGTATTTACTCAGTATACTTCTATTTGTTATAATAGACTATAGATCGAGTTAACAGTAAATCATCTCAACATTAAGTTTTTATTTTAATGGAATAAGAGATATAAGAAGATGGAAAATAAATGAACGATACGACGTCGAGTGCTGACTTTGATAAGGGTTTAACCGCATACAATAGTAGTGATTTCGCAACTGCTCTGCGTGAATGGACACCTCTTGCGAAACAGGGCAATGCGGTTGCCCAGTCCAATCTGGGTGTGATGTACGGCGAAGGACGAGGGGTCATACAGGATTATAAGACCGCAGTGAAGTGGTACACCCTTGCTGCGAAACAGGGGAATGCCCGTGCCCAGTTCAATCTGGGTACGATGTACCGTGTTGGGAAAGGTGTTCCACAGAACGACAAGACCGCAGTGAAGTGGTTCAGACTTGCTGCGGAACAGGGGGATACCCTTGCCCAGTCCAATCTGGGTTATATGTACGACGAAGGACAAGGTGTTCCAAAGAACGATATGGACTAGAGGTTGGAGCAAAGCTAGCACAACCTATTATTGAATATTGCGTTAAGGATGATGATTTAAATGATCCACCAATTTGTGAAGAAGCTATTCTTGCTTTAAAATTGTGTAGTAAAGAGCACTTACACAGTATGCATTCTCAGAGCGAATATATCAGAACCTTTCTAACTAGTCTTATAGAAGAAATTGGATTTGAATTAATAGACTTTAAATTAGAGTTTGGCATCACTAACGACGGACAACTAGTTCTTGCAGATGAAATATGTCCGGATACTATGCGACTATGGAAAGACAATCAGAGTTATGATAAGGATTTATTTAGATTAGATTCAGGAGATTTACTTGCAGGTTATAGAGAAGTTGACCGGCGGCTGGATAGTATTGTATAATGTTTATCCAGAGTTTACTAAAGAATAATATAAGACATAAAAGAACTAAACATAACGCAAAGGAATAATAAATATGTGGGTTGTAATGAATGATAGCTACATTAGTGCAGTACAAGACCGAACCAATAAAATGAATTTGGTCGTGAGAGCAAGAGTACGAGAAGATTTAGAAAATACATTTCCTACGTTAAAAGAGCAAATCATTGAAAGTACAGATAGCGATTATCGATTTCGATTGTTTGTGACCAAACAGTTTTTCTGTGGGGTGATGAATACGAAGATTATGGACATTGATTACGATAATTTCAAAAACAGCGTGAAGCAAAACTGGCGACATACTGCCTATTTTGCAATCTGGACAATCATGTATAATGTGCAGAAAAAGTTGTACAATGATATATATCATTCAGGTGACTGGGTTCGATAAAAAAGCTTTAAAAATATCAAAAAACCTCTTGACATTTACCTTCAGAACGCTTATACTAACCTTAGTGAGAATAAAAAGCTGAATTGAAATCACAACACTTTTGAATGGGAATACTGATATGTGGGCCAAACCTTCTGAAGCAGACTTGAAGCATGAATATTTCGTTGAAATCGAACTGAAGGGGAACAACTTCTTTGAGAGTGAAGAAGCCTTTCTTCAAGCTGCTTCCGAAGGTAACGTACTTGAACTTGATGGCTATACTGACGCAGCGATTCGGTATAGATCCCACACTCGCTCTAAAGCACAGTTACTTCGACTGATTAAATCGTATCGCTCGTATCCGGAGTTTCGTAATGAAGATACGATTGATAATCTCTATGAGCGTATTGGTCGAGATATGCCAATGACAATGCCTATCGTTCTGATGTTCAAAGAGAGCGGTGAGATGCGTGTCCTTGGCGGTAATACTCGCCTTGACGTTGCTTTTCAACTCAACAAAACTCCCAAAGTTCTTGTAGTTCAAATATAAGTATGATATAAATACGTTTATAACCGTATACACTGGGAGCTTGTCGTGCTGAAAAAATTCAACGCTTATATCAATCTAAATGAGGACGTTCTTCTCTCAGAAGCGCTGAACAATCCCAAAGAATACTATATGACTGATGATACAGTCTTACCAAGCAAGATGTATGGCGCTACTACAATTAATGGTGGCACATATATTATCAGTCTTGTTGAGCAAAATGGCGAAGGTATATACACTCTAGAAGTCGGTAAAGTAAAAAAGATTGGAGGCAAAGTTGGATGGTGGAAGTTCCATAATTCATTAGATATTTTGCCTGTAATTGCGACAACGCTTGATTTTGCAAAAAAAGCAACAACTGTAATTGGTCCAAAACTTACTGGTATAGCAATTCGTCTATATGGTCAGATAGGAAAAAGAAAAGTAGCTGAACGCATTGCTATTAAAGCACTCAAAAAATCTTCGATGAACATCTTCAAAGTGTTTCAAGTATCTCAGGTTGGCGAAAAACAGTTTACTAAAAAATACAATCATGGATATGTCTTTATAGGAAAAAAAGCCTTATCTCCCGAAGTTATTTTCAAATCAAAAGAATTTAAGGAATTTGGATTCGACCCTTCTAAAAAAGACAACTCCGACGCTCTTCTCAAGTCTCTAGACTCTATGAAGCCAAAAACCTCAGTCAAAAAAACACATACAGTAGCACCATCAAAGAAATATACTTTCGGCCAATATGATTTAGATGTACCTTCTGATACAGACGCATTGGATAGATTAGCAACAGCTAAAGTTTCAGATGAAGTAACAAAGCACATCGAAAAGCAAATGGCAGTAGACAAGCTTGATACCGAAGCAGTTTTCAACCCAACCCATATACCGAAAGTTGGCCAAATTGCTAATGCTATTCGTACAATACCGCAGTTTGCAAAAATGGTAGATGCTTTACAGGACTATGGGTTTAATGAACAGAAAGTAAACTTTACAAATTTACAGCATGTGTATAGTCAGATGACTTTGGTAAATAAAGAAATTGTAGATACGCTGGCTTCTTCGAGCCTGGGGCCGACAAGCGTATTACCAGGTGCAAACCTGGGCATGACCAATGTCAAGCACTACCAGAAAATTTGGATTGAAATTCTGAAGTACGTAGCATTTCCTATTTCTGTTGACGATGAATACCATATGGAAGCGATTATTGATTATAGAAACTCTAAGATCGCTGACAACATTGAAGCGCTTGTTGACAAAAAAACGAAAAAAACAAAGATTAATAAGTTAGATGTTGATATGTCAGAATTCAAATCAACAATGCCTGGGGCTGGCACAGGTGGTGTGACGATTGAAGATGGATACTTCGTAGAGAGTGAGGATTATGATGCATATACAATTATAAAGTATATGCAAGATGGCCCTGATGCTTATGCAGAGACTACTGGTCTTAATTATTATGAAGAAATAAAAAAATTGCCCAAATCAATTTATAAATCTGCTACGGCATATAGTGGTTCAGGCTTTGGCTCTTTCAACGGTCCTCTTAGACATATCATAAGTAAGTTGCTTGCAAATGCACCCATTTCTAAGGATGAGATTGCCGAACTGACAACTAGCGGCAAAAAGATTGCTAAATTGGCGAGAGCTTTTGAAAATATCAAACCTTTACCAGAGAGCTTGTATGTGTATCGGTCTACTCATGTGCCATATAAAATGAAAGACAATATTGTTCCTGGATACGAATACTGTGATGCCGCTTTCCTGAGTACATCTATAAGACCAACGTTGGGGTTTGGTGGTAAGGATAAAATGCGAATCTTCTTACCAAAGGGGGCTAAAGTTCTACCTATCTTAGAGCATAGTGTGCATTCTAGTGAGCAAGAGATTATTTTACCGCCCACTTCTGTCATCAAAATTGTAGAAGTAGAAGAACGAAAAGACGATGACGTAGACAGACTTTTCATTCAAGGTGTCTATACAGGATTTGCTTTTAAAAGTATCGTAAAAAGTTTGAAAAAACAGTTGACAGAAGCTGTAAAAAGTCGTAGAATACTATTATCACTACAAAGGATGATTGCCATGAGCGAAGAGAAAAAAGAAGAAAGCTATAATCCTGATGAAAAGTTTGGCGGCACATACGATGCGAGTCTCGCTGACCTAATGACTAAAGCTATTAAGCGTGGCGAGTTCGATCTTGACAGCCCAGTTGATCCAGCAAAGAAAGACTGATATGAATTAAGATATATACAGATGTAACAACACACACACAATAGGAGTTTAATAAATGAAGAAGTTACTACTTGCTGTAGCAGTTACAGCATTATTCGTTGCAACACCTGCACTAGCAGATGATAATGCAGCACCAAAAGGAGGTCTACTGCCGTATGGGCTTGGTCTTACAATCACTAATGATGTAGCATATGCAATCGATGCAGAAACGATTACATCAGAGTCGCAAGCAGTTGTCGATTGGCGCAATGTTTATGTTGGTGTAATGCCAACAGTAGTTGTTAATGCTTCGAACGTTGTTTCGTTGTCTGATGTTGAATATGAAGCAGGTTATAATGCTAATATATTTGGTACAAAAATTACCCCCTATGTTACAGTGAACACAGATGGTGATGGCGAATATCAAGACACTAACCTTGGATTTAGAACCTCAGTCAAATTCTAAAGCAATCTATAGAGGGGAGTTGAACTCTCCTCTCTATATTTTTTTATAGGAGCTTTTATGTTTGTTGCAAAAATGCCAATGAATAAGCGTGATGCCGCCGCAAGAATACATCATTTAGATGATTATTACGAGATTTGGATTCATCATAAAAACTCCAATACAGAATACGTAACTAAATATACGCACAAAACTAGTGCAATATCATTCCTTTGTGGATACAATGGTCAAACTCGTGAAATATCTGGAGCAAAATAATGAAAACACAGATTAGCACTTATTTTAGCGAAGCAGCACCTACGATGCTTCGAGCTGAAGTGTTCAAAGATGATATTGGATATGGCGTTCAGTATTTCAAAGGCGAAAATGTTTTCAAAGAAGAACGTTTCCCGGGCAAATCTATCCATTATGTCGAAGATGCCGCTGAGAATTGGTCACTAGGTATTAAAAAGTTATAAGAATAAAGCCGGATTAGCTGAGTTGGTCTAGCAAATCACTTGTAATGATTAGACGGGAGTTCGAATCTCTCATCCGGCACCATATTTTTTTTGAAAAGTTATACACAGTTTTTTGAAAAAATCTAAAATAGTTCTTTACATTTATCTCTAACTGTGCTATATTATAATGACAGAAACAAAGTTCAGGAGTGTGTAGTATGAGATATCGTGTAACAATTGCAGCGGACTCACTTGACTCAAATCCAGAGATCACTGAGTTCGATTGTTTCTATGAAGCTGAAGATTTTATTCACGATTCAGTGAATTCGTCTGTGCAGTGGCTCATGTCTCATTCTCCATACATCATCGAAGAGGAAGAATACTATCATCTCTTAGAACAAGAGATGGCACTAACTCGTCTAGAAGAAATATAACCAGGGAGACGCATATGCTTTCCGCTGCTGAACACATAGAACTTGCTGTATTCGAACGCCACATTGAAATTTTCAAAACTACGTCTAAGAATAAGAATGTGGCATTAGATGAGGAAACATCAATCATGAATTATTTTGAAAATAAAATTTTGTTATTAAAGGAACGATTGCCATGACGCTAAAATTACAGTATGAGGAGTTCGTGACTTATGTTCATAAACTCGCAAAAGAGCCAGACA